ATATATCGGTAAGAAGAATTTTTATTTCTCAAAGACAAAACAGCTCAAGGGTAAGAAAAAGAAATACAAAGTAGAGTCTGATTGGAAAGACTACTTTGGATCTAATGAAGAGCTAAATCATCACGTAAACATATTCGGCCAAGATCAATTCAGAAGAGAGATCCTTAGATTTTGCACATCTAAAGGAGAAATGTCTTATTACGAAGCCAAATATCAATTTCATTATGATGTTTTAGAATCAGATCAGTGGTATAATTCTTGGATCTCTTGTAAGATTCATAAGAAACATTTGACTTTCTTAAAAAAAGGAGTATAATATGAAAGGTGGAAAAAAGTTTCGTAAGCAACTAATCAAGCTACAGAATCAGCTTGGTAAGATCGAAGGTAAGAATCTTTGGTTGCAGATGAAAAAGGAGAGTATGAATGGCGTGGCCACATAAGAATCGTCCCCGCAAGGGTCGCCGTAAAGTCGGCAGTCAGAAGCGTAAGGCTCGTCGCTTAAAGGGTCGTAAGCGTAAGTAATTTAATCAAGAAAGGTGAATAAGTATGAATAAGTTTTTTCTAGCAGCAGCATTTGTTCTCGGTCTATCAGGTTCGGCATTTGCTCTAACAACTCATGACGAGACACACAACGGTAAGACTGTTGCTGTTCCTGGAGCTCAGAAGAGTAATGGAGTATTTGCTCCTGCTGTTCAGGTAACACCACATGGTATGGTTGTAACTGCTCCTCCAGGTGCTGACGTCGTTGTTGATAATGATGAAGGCGATATGCAGATTGATATTGTTCCAACAGGCAAGAAGCGTGGTCTTCTAGGTCTAGGGTTTTTAGGAATGTAACAATGAAAAAGTTGAATCTGGACGAAGTAAGAGAGTTCATTGTCAATACATCATTGTCAACCAAAATCTATATCGGTTCAGATTCAGCACGTTATCGTAAGGGTGATGTCTGGCACGCTGAATACTGTACCGTAGTAGTGGTTCACTATAATGGTAATCGTGGTTGTAAGGTGTTTGGACAGTTAGAATCAGAACGTGACTATGACCAAAAAAAGGACAAGCCACGTATGCGTCTAATGAATGAAGTAATGCGTACCGCACAGATGTATTTGGATCTTGAAGGGGCCATTGGTCAAAGAGACGTTCAAATCCATCTGGACATCAACCCTGACGAGAAGCATGGTTCTTCATGCGTAATCTCAGAAGCTGTTGGTTATATCAAAGGAATGTGTAATGTTGTTCCTTTCGTTAAACCAAATGCGTTCGCAGCTTCTATTGCTGCTGATAGGCTGCTTGCGTAGCCTATCTTGGGGATGTAGCTCAATGGTCAGAGCCGGTCGCTCATAACGGCTTGGTTGCAGGTTCGAGTCCTGCCATCCCCACCATTTTATAAAGGATATATTATGAGATATATTATTGCAATAGCATTTGCTTTGATTGCTACTAATGCAAATGCTGGTTTCTTGGATGATATTTTTAACTTCCAACGAGAAGCTAATCATCCACGTCAAACAAAAAATACTAAGCATTCTAAGCATATAAATAATTATTCCACTGGTGGCGGACATAACGCCTCGTGGTATAATGACCGGAGCGGACGGACAGCATCCGGTATGCGTCATCACTTTGGTGTAGCGCATAGAACCTTACCATTTGGAACAACGGTTTGTATCCACAACCCGTCAAATGGTAGGCAAGTAGAAGCCGTTGTAACCGATAGAGGGCCATTCGTCAGAGGAAGAACAATTGACGTTAATCAAAACGTGGCTCGTGCTCTAGGTTTCTCAGGAACCGCACATTTAAATTACCATCCGTGTTAAGAGTCGGTTGCACACAACAGAAAGGTAAATCCAAAATGAATAAGATTATTTTTGCTACTGCGACAGCAGTGGCTATGTTTGCGTTCAGCAGCACAGCCGAAGCAAGTCGCACTAGCCAGAATACTCAGTATTCACAACACGAAGAAGTATCTTTTGATCCAATTGGTGATTTACTTGGCGGACCTGAAAAGGGTTGGTCAGTTATGACTCCAATTAATCGTCGTGTTAAGCATTCTGCTTATCACAGTAAGAGATATTCTACATACTCACATCATTACTCTGGACCAATTTCTGCATCAATTGTTTCTTATGGACATATGTTGCAGCATATGGGTCTAAGAGTATCCGAACACCCAGCATTCGGCGGCGTTCATCATGTTCATCATGGTTGGGCGCATTATTCTGGGCGTGCGATCGACGTTAATGTTGGCCGTGGCGTATATGAAGCACATTCCGGCTATAGTCGTAAGTTCGATGCAATTGCTGCACGAGCACGAGCAGCTGGCTATACAGTTCTGTGGCGTGTTGCTGGTCATTTTGACCATATGCATATCCAGAAGTAATATAAGTATAAGGGAGGCAATGTCCGTGCCTCCCTTTTTATCATGGAGGCAACTTTGAACATAGAAAAAGAGGATAAGAACATAGATATCCCTAGTATAGAAGATCATCACTATTATCTTTTCAATTCAACTTTCGACGCTAATTCTACCGGCGATGCATTAAGGTTTATTCTCGCCCGTAATCTAATGAAAAAAGATCGCCCGAAGTTTATGAAGTTTATCATCAACTCTCCTGGTGGCGAAGTTCCTTCTGCGTTTGCTCTTATTGATACAATCAAAGGCTCTAAGATCCCGGTGTATATGTATGGACTTGGTGAAATTGCTTCTTGTGGTCTACTTACGTTTATGGCTGGAGCGAAAGGACATCGTTACGTTACACGAAATACAGCAATTCTTTCTCATCAGTTTTCATGGGGAACAATTGGCAAAGAGCATGAATTACATGCATCAGTAAAAGAATTTAATAATACAAGCCAGCGCATTATAGATCATTATAAAAAGTGCACTGGACAAACAGAGGCAACAATTAAAAAGTATTTGTTACCGCCAGAAGATGTTTGGTTAACGCCCAAGGAGGCAGTGAAATATGGCATCGCAGACGAAATTGTGGATTTCTACTGATTATTTCAGCACTAGATTTTGGATTATAGTAGAAGTTTTAGCAACAGCAACTTTAATTGTTGGAGTTGCTTTTAATTCTTGGAACATATATCCTTTGAATCTATATATAAATGTATTGGGAAATTTTTTCTGGTTTATGCTGGCATTACATTGGAGAAAGCTTTCTTTGTTAGTTATTCAAGTTGTTGTTCTTGGTTTATATGTAGCCGGAACTGTTAAGGTAATGATGGGAGTATAAAATGGCAATTATTAGATTTAGTGACGAAGAAGTATTTGGTGTTGATTCTACAGAGTATGAAATTCTAGTTAACGCAGTAGCAAATGTAGGAGAAACTCCTGGTGCTATTGTTGAGATCGGTTCTCGACGTGGCGGCTCGGCCAAGATGATTATTGATACTCTTGTTGCAACTGGTAATAATAACCGTTCAATGTTTTGTATTGATCCTTATGGTAATATTGATTATCCTTATACAAATAAGGGATTGGCATTACATTATGGGCCTGATGCTGTTAAGGATGGTGATGTTGATGACGCAGAGAAGACAACACCAATTAAGTTAGATTATGATAATGAAATGCGTAATCGCACAATCCCTTCTCTGTATTATTATGGTTATAACGCTGGCCTAAACTTCACTTTCTTTTGTCTAGAAGATACAGAGTTCTTCAAGCGTTATGCTGATGGTGTTCCAGTATACGATCAGCGCAAGACTCTAGAAACAGAATACGCCTTTGTGTTCTTTGATGGTCCTCATGACAATGCTTCTCTTAATGTAGAGTGCGAATTCTTTGTTCAGAGAGCTCCAGTCGGCGCAGTATTTGTCTTTGATGATATTGGTATGTATGATCATGATAAGGTCGTAGAAGAAAGTCATCTATTCAATAATGGATTTGAAGTCCTAGAAAAGGGAAATACAAAAGCTTCTTACGTCAAGCGTAAGTAAGATATGCAAATCTCCAGATTATAAATAATACATAACATTCTGGAGGAAACATGCTAAATTTTGGCGAATATCTGTCTGAATTAAAATTAACTCTTCAATATCATGACGAGTTAAATCCAAAGATTTGGAGAACCGAAGATAAACTAAAACCAGAAGTCCGTAAGGCTCTTCTGAAGTTTGCTTATACTTGGGCAGATTTTGCCAAAATTCCAAAGTCAATGATCGATCATGTTATTATGACAGGTGGTAATGCTAATTATAACTACACTAGCAAATCAGACATTGACGTTCATGTTATGGTTGACCGTTCTAAACTATTTTCCGATCCTAAGTTTGTAGAAGAATATCTACAAGACAAGAAATCTTTATGGACTCTTACTCATAACGTAGATGTTTATGGTTATCCCCTTGAACCATACGCACAGGATAAGACTTTAAAGTATCCAAAGAATCAAGGCATTTACTGCCTGACAAAAGATGAATGGCTACAGAAGCCTCGTAAGATTGATTATGATTTTAAGAACGATCATCTTCTAAAACAAAAAGTCTCTCATTACATGCATGCAATAGATCACATGATCAATTCTAAAATGGGAGTCGATGCTTTTGAAAATATGAAAGCTCGTTTTAAGAATATGCGCACAGCTTCTCTTCAACAGTATGGCGAGTTCGGTAGAGAGAATCTTGTATTCAAGGAACTACGTAATCGTGGTTACATTGACAAAATGAATAAATACGAAACATCGCTTAAAGACAAAGAGTTGTCTTTAAAATAGAACTTTTCTTTTCCTAAAATACAGTTTATAATATAATGTCTAGTGTGGAGGATGTAATGGAAATGAGTAGCGATCTAGAATTTATGGTTGAGACAGATATGATCTTACAGGGTTACAATCCATATAACCCTGATGAAGTAAATATATATTGGGAGATTTATTTTAATGGCTATTGAGATTTATTCAAAAAATAATTGTTCTTTCTGTGATCAAGCAAAACAAATGCTTCGTATGCACGGAAAGGATTTCATTGAGTATAAGTTAGACGAAGACTTCACACGAGAAGTTCTGCTAACAAAGTTTCCTGAAGCTAAGACGTTTCCTGTAATTGTCCTCGATGGATTTAACATCGGTGGCTTTGAGCAGTTGAAGCGACATCTTACTGAGGAAACATCAGACTCTCGTAAGATTCTGTTGGAAGATAATTATCACGGAGCATAAATTATGGCTATGTATGAACGCAACGTGTTGCTTCAAGATCTGCGCAAGAATGTAATGGCAGTTCATTTCACAAAGGTAAATGGTGAAAAGCGTGAGATGCGTTGCACTCTTATGCCACAACTTCTACCACCCAATTATGTAAACGAAGAGACACAAGAAAAAGATTTCCATGACAAGAACCAAGATGTTCTTGCTGTATGGGATGTGATGAAGGGTGGATGGCGTTCTTTTCGCATCGACTCTATTGAGTATGTTGAAATTTTAGATCCTTATCAATACTCATAGGAGAGATACATGAGCGAAAAGACCTATTGGGGACATCATCTTATTATTAATGCAGGTGAGTGTAACCACAACACTATTACAGATTATAATACAATCCATGAATTTACTAAGCAGTTAGTCAAGGATATTGACATGGTTGCTTATGGTGAACCACAGATTGTAAAGTTTGGTACAGGTAATAAGGCTGGTTATACTCTAGTTCAATTAATTGAGACAAGTAATATTTGTGCTCACTTTGTTGACGAGACAAATGATGTCTACTTAGATGTCTTTTCTTGCAAGCCATTTAATGAAAAAGCTGTAGTCAATCTCGTTAAGGTCTTCTTTGAAGCAAAGAAGATTGAAACTGTATTCCTTGACAGACAAGCGTAATATATAACAGGTGGCGATTAATCGCCACCATTTATTATTGGGGTGAGAAATGGTAAAAGCAGTATTCCTTGACCGTGATGGAACTATTAATGAGCTCGTGCATGGAAGAGAAAACCCAAAGCATGTTTGTCCTTGGTATTTTGCAGAATTCAATTATATTGATGGTGTTGAAGAGGCAATTAAAGGATTAAGAGCTCTTGGTTTTTCTTTGCATGTTGTAACAAATCAACCAGATGTTGATGATGGATATACAACAGAAGATACTATGAATGTTATTCATCAATGTCTCAAAAATGATTTGAATGTAGATACAATTCAGGCCGCAAGAACACGTGGAACTGAAGAGTATAAACCTAATCCTGGTATGTTAAATAAGATCATTAAAGAATGGATGGTTACTAAAGAACGTAGCTGGATGATTGGTGATACATGGCGTGACGTTGTTGCTGGCAACCGTGCCGGAGTCAAGACTATATACCTTGGTGACATTTATAGTGCTCCTTCAGAATGGTTACATATTAAACCAGACTTTTATGCTAAGAACCTTCTTGAAGCAGTAACAATTATTCAACAGAATGTGGGTGGAAATTAATGAGTGGTTTTGAAGAGAATGAAATTTCTATAAAGGCAAATGGTGGAACTGAATTAGTTAAACGTAAGCTTGCTTCTATGCTTCCAGAAAGCTTGCTTGAAGACTTTCAAATTATTTGTTCTAGAACACGTGATTTGGACGAAAACAAAATTCGTATTCTTTGGTGTCATGATCTACCCGAAGACCCTGAATCTAAAAATTTCAGAGACACTGAATGGCGAAATAAGTTTCATAAATTTGTTTTCGTTTCTAATTGGCAGTATAGCCGTTATAATTTGATTCATGGTTTACCAATGGATGATAAGTCTATTGTTCTAGATCATGGTATTACTCCTGCTCCTGCTTCTTGTTTAGAAAAGCCAGATGATGGTAAGATTCATTTGGTATATACCTCAACGCCACAACGTGGATTGGCTATTCTTGTTCCAGTGTTCGAACATTTGGCTGAAACAAATCCAGATATTCATCTACACGTTTACTCTTCTTTTAAAATCTATGGATGGGAAGAAGCAGATAAACAGTTTGAAGAATTATACGAAACAATTCGTAATCATCCTCAGATGACTTATCATGGTTTCACTCCAAACGAACAACTAAGAGAAGAACTCAATAAGTATCATATTTTTGCTTATCCTTCTATTTGGACAGAGACTTCTTGTATTGCTATGCTAGAGGCTATGTCTGCAGGATTGGTTTGTGTTCATTCGAATCTCGGAGCTCTACCAGAAACTTCGGGTGGTTTAAATGTAATGTATAATGTTAATATGGAAGATGTTCAGAAACACGCTGGTGTATTCGCTGGTAATCTACAAGCAGCTATTCGTCTCGTTCGTGACAAAAAGCAAGACAACATGATCGCCTTTAATAAAGTTTATGTAGATAACAAGAACAATGTAGAATTTATCAAGAACAAATGGGAAGTAATGTTAAACGATCTCAAAGCTGAATATCCCGACGAAGAGTCTCGTAAATTTCCCAAAGAAATGTTTGTCTACAAGGTATAAATACTATTGACTTCTTATAAAATATAAGGTATTATATGTCTAATAATTCGAATAATGTCGTGAGTTTCCCCAAGGGTAAGAACGCTAACAAAGATATTACTCTCGAGGATATCCAACATAATATGGAAATGATGAGACATTATCATATCCAAGAAACTATCCAAAATCTGGTTCCAATGATTTTCAATCAATTAGACATTGCTGGTTTCGGTCTCATCGAAGATGATGTAGATGTCGATGTTAAGGATGGCGCACTCATAGTGGAAGCTTTGCGTTCTTTGATGCTAAAGCACTATGATATGCACCATCCTTTTCAGCAGGTGTCCGAAGCTATCTTCGTTCCTCATCCCAAGGAAGAAGGTGCATTTAAGATTGCTGATAAGTTGGAACTAGATCTAAAACCTCTGGATGAACCTGAAGAAACTGAATAGGTGATTTGTGATTATTGTTGACTTGAATCAGGTTATGTTGTCTAATCTGTTGATGCAGCTTGGCAATCATACTAATGCTCAACTAGAAGAAAATATGGTTCGCCATATGATTCTTAATTCTATTCGTTCTTATCGTCAGAAGTTCTCTGATGAATATGGCGAAATGATTATTGCTTGCGATAATACAAACTACTGGCGCAAGCAGATCTTTCCTTATTACAAGGCCAATCGTAAAAAGAATATCGAGAAGTCAGAACTTGACTGGAAGGCTCTGTTCGAATGTCTTAATAAGATTCGTGCAGAACTCAAGGAGTATTTTCCTTATCGAGTTATTGATGTTGAGTCTGCAGAGGCTGATGATATTATTTCCACACTTGTCTCTAAATTCGGCTCAGAACTAAATACTGGTGAGAAAATTCTTATTCTGTCTGGCGATAAAGATTTTATTCAGTTGCACGTTTACCCTAACGTAAAACAATACGATCCTACTCGTAAGAAATGGGTAACGCACGATGATCCTGAACGATTTCTACATGAACATATTCTTAAGGGGGATGCAGGGGATGGGATTCCTAACGTGTTGTCTCCTGATAATTGCTTTGTTGTCGGCGATCGGCAAAGACCGCTAACAGCGAAGAAGATGGAAAAGATTATGGGCACTGATCTAGAAGAAATGGATACAATCACTGCCCGTAACTATTCTCGTAACGCACGATTGATTGATCTTAGCTTTACTCCTGACTCTATTCGTGAGAAAGTTATGGAGCAATATGAAGCTCAGGCAAATCGTGATCGTAGCAAACTACTAAATTACTTTATAGCAAACAAACTCAAAAACCTTACTGAACATTTGAGTGAATTTTAGGAGATAATAATGGCTGTCCTTGGAATGTATGAATTTTTACACAAGGTTTCTAAATTAAAAAAGACGCAAGAAAAGGTTGATAATATAAAAGCTAATGACACTATGGCTCTACGTATTGTGCTACAAGCAGTCTTTGACCCTAATGTCAAGTTCCTTCTCCCAGAAGGAGTACCGCCATATAAGCCAAATGATATTGTAGATCAGCAGCATGTATTCCACAGAGAAGCTGATAAGATTAGATATTTCGTCGAAGGTTTCCATCCAACTCTCAATCAATCAAAGCGTGAAATGATGTTTGTTGAGTTTCTTGAGAGACTAGATCCCGACGATGCAAAGCTTGTCCTAGCTATGAAGGATAAGAAGATGCCATTTCCTGGCATTACCATTCAACACGTAAAAGAAGCACTACCAGGGTTAATCGCAGAATGAGCAAGTCAGCGTTAAAGAAGTTCAAGAAGAACGATTATTCAGATCACGAAGAGTATCATGACGATCCACGTGATCGTGTAAACAAGCGCAAAGAGAAGCGTGTAGAACGTGCTCTTCGCACTAAGGATATCTCTGCTTTGGTTGAAGACGATGAAGACTTTGA